ATACCCGCTGCTCCTGTTGTTGCGCTAACGGAATCCTGGAATGGAACTACATGGACAGAAGTTGCAGATTTAGCAACTGCACGATATGCGGCAGCGCAAGGACAGGGCGTTAACGCTGCAATGACAGCTATGTCTAGTGGAGGAGATGTTGCTCCAGGAAAAGTAGCAAACACCGAAGAGTGGAGTATTCCTAACGCTACAAAAACCTTTACATCTTCGTAATCCTTGCGTTTAGTTTTAAAATAACTATATTGGAGAAAGAATGAATAAAGAAAAAAGAAGTATTCAACAACACGCTACTAAGGAAGTCAAACACCTTATGGTTTTATTGGATAAATCTGAAGCGTCTGAATTTAAAAAGATGGTTCCCGAGCTTCAGGATACTTGGACCAAAAAACAAATGTTTAGAACGGAAACCGAAATGCGTTTCTCGGTTCTATCTGATAATAAATATGGAACCAAAGCAGCGAAATACTGGCAATCGGTTCGTGAACAGAATACCCATTTTGAAAATCTCATGCATCTATCGTTTGATTACCGAAAGAATGATGTTGAAATTGAAAAATTAGAACACAAAATTATAGACCCTAATGAAGATAAATTTGAAAAGAAACTGGCCAAAATAGAATTAGAAGAAAAACTTTATAGTCGAGCGGGCATGGAACTCGTAGCGAAAGCCCGAATGAGAGAAATTTCAACGTGGTCTAAACTTAAGAAAGAATTTCATGATGGCAGCTTTGATGATAGGGATGTGAACACTCACCAAGCAGAATCATACACACATCAACTCGAACAGAAGAAAGCAACGTTGACGCCGGGATCCTCACAACCCGAAGTCTTTAATGTCCTAGGTCAACTGGAAACTTTAAAACGGGTGAGACAATCGGGAGAATTGAAGTATGATGGTGCCTATCGAAAAAGTATTTCTAAGAAACCAGCAGCTACAAAAAAATCCTAATAATCAAAAAGAAAGTCCTTTCTATCAAAAAGTAAGAGACTCGATAAAAAGAAGAGGGATAGTTAATCCTTTACTCTGCATTGAAACTTTAGAATGTGAAGGTCAAAAGTATATGTGTTGTATTGGTAATAATCGTTGGCTAGCAGCTTATGAGTTAGGCATCAAAGAAGTTCCTGTTAAAATTATCACAAGTGAAATCCCGAAAGACCTAATGGCAGCTACCGAAGATTACATTCCTACGGAAGCTGAGGGCCTTCCTTCACGTGCAAGGGCGTATGAAGCCGGTAAAAAATAAGAAGATCTTTTTTCTAGCAGGCTTTCCCCGTTCAGGAAATACTTTACTTACTTCTATCCTTAATCAAAATCCTGATGTCTGTTGTACTCCTAACAGTGTAGTTTTAGAAATTTATAAAAATGTTTGGAAGATAAAAGAGTTGGATACCTTTCAAAACCATCCTGATCATGAATCCTTACATCGAGTCCTAGAAGCCGTTATTCCTGCTTATTATAAAAATTGGAATTTTAAATATATCATTGATCGGGCACCTGCAGGCACTATTGGTAATCTTTTTATTTTAAATAAGTTTCTTAAACAAGATATAAAAATTATTTTTCTCGTGAGACCTATTCTTGAAGTTTTAGCCTCATGGATGTCATGGTCAAAAAAGACTCCTAATAATTTTATTCGAAGAGCTACTAAAAATTCTACAGACGCTTGTCATTGGCTAATGAAAAAAGATAGCCTGATAGTCAAACAACTTTTGTGCATGGAAAATTTATTAAAACCAAAAAACAAACACTATGTTCATTTTGTCGATTACAAAGAGATCGTTGAAAAACCTGCAGCTACAATAAAAGGGATTTATAAATTTCTTAATATTCCTCCTTTTAAACATCGCTTTACTGATCTCGATCAAGTAATGATAAATGGATTAGGCTATGATGACACTGTCATGGGAAAAGGAATGCATACTATTAAAACTAAAAAATTGATTAAAAGCAAAACTGATGTTAATATCCTTCCTCCAGAAATTATAAAGGAATATGGAAAGATTAAATTTGTATGAAACTTGAAATGAATTTTGAGTCTATATTTTTAGGTCAATCAATTATAAAGTATCAAGTGCCCCTTGAAGTTTTTATTGGGCTTAATGAACTTTATGAAACCCAAAAGAAACATTTACCCAATGCCAACAAGCAACTTGCTGGAAAAATTCCTGATGAAATGTCTTTATTTTATGCAGGCCCCACGAATAAGAAAATGCATACCCATAGCTATGTCTCCGAGGATATTTTAAAATGGTTCTATTCTATTTTTGAACATTATTTAAAATGGAATAAAACTATGGAATATAGAATGGATATTAATTCAATCTGGATTAATGAAATGAAAGCAGGAGATTATAATCCTGTTCATATTCATCAAGGCAAACTCTACACAGGTTTATCTTCAGTGATGATTCTTAAACTTCCTAAAGATATGGGTCCCGAACTTGCACGTCCTGATCAACCGATGAATGGACAACTTCAAATTATGGGGAATACTGCAGGACAATTTGCAACCATCGATTATTCTCCTAAAATGAAGATAGGAGATTTTTATATTTTTCCTTATGACATGCGTCATGTCGTTTATCCTTTCACCAATAAAAAAGCAAAACGAAGAACACTCGTATGTAATATGGATGTTGAGTATAACCCAGTTAGATCAAGGACGGCTAGATGATAACTACAGAACCTAAATGGAAATCTTTACTGGCTAATACTACGGAACCTATCTTTAGTCCGGAACAATGTCAGGATATTATTAACATGGGTCATCAGCAAAAAGCTGAAGAGGCCAAGGTAGGGAGTAAAAAGGGAATTAAAGACGGAAAGTATGACACTAAAATGAGAATCACCACGATCAGCTGGATTCCTTTTAACGCCATGCCGGGTATGTATGCAAGGATTGAACGCAGTCTGCATCAAGTTAACGGAAACCATTTTGGTTATGAAGGGATGCAGATTACCGAACAGGCTCAGTTCACCGAATATCCTAAAGGAGGATTTTATGACTGGCACATGGACGCTGAGGTAACCTGTCTGTATGAACCTCCAGTTAGAAAAATATCGATGACTATTTTACTTTCTCCTCCACACGAATTTGAAGGAGGCGATTTAGAATTTATGACAGAAGGCAATAAACCCCCTCAATTGATGCAGGGCCAAGCTATTTTCTTTTGTAGTCTTCTTCGTCACCGGGTGATTAAAATTAAGAAAGGGGTAAGACGATCGTTGGTCATGTGGTTCGGAGGACCTCCTTTTAAATGAAGCGTGAAATTTTATTTCCGACTCCTGTCTATTTTAAAATGGTTAAGGATACTCAAAAAATGAATAAGTATTTATTTCCCCTGATTAAAGCCTGGAGTAAAAAAGATAAAACTGAAACAAAAACAAATGCCGGGGGTGGCTGGCACAGTCCTACGGATATGAATTTTAAAAAGGAATATAAACCTTTGACCGATGAGCTCTTCACCATGCAACATGAAATTTTTAAAGATTACGGCATGGAACCTAAGCCTGGATTAGGAAATATGTGGGCCAATATTAATTATCCAGGATCCTATAACAAACAGCATATTCATCCGAACTCTCAATGGTCGGGTGTTTACTATGTGAAAGTTCCTGAGAATTCAGGAAGTTTATTTGTTGAAGATCCAAGACCAGGACCTAATATTATATTGCCTCGACGATTGGAAGGAATACCTAGAGCCCTCTGGCGTGTGGTAATCTATCCAGCGATCGAAGGACAGATGATTATGTTTCCGGCATGGTTGACGCATGGTGTAGAAATGAATGCATCCAAAGAAAAAGGAGAAAAGGGCTGGCGTGTCTCTGTTTCTTTCAATTTTATCCAGATAACCAAATGATTCAAACTATTTATGCAAAATTTCCCCAAGAAAAAATCGTTCATTTAACTCGTCCTGAATTTATTAATGGTCAGGAACAATCTTTTCATGAGAGTTTAACAGCTTCGATGTCCAAGTATGGATTTAGAGATCCAGTTTATTGTTGGTATAATAGTAAACGTTATGGAAATATAATAAAAATTATTGTTGGTAATAACCGAATGGTTGTGGCTAAAGAACTTGATATTAAAATCATTCCCGCGATCATCACCAATTTTAAGGCTGATGAATTTCCTTTGGAAGGACAAGTTCTTAAGACGGATGATGAGATCAGAGTCTTGTTTCATTTACCCGATCAACTTGATATCAGACGCGATAAGAATGGAAATGTTGATCAAGTGACGGCACCCCATTTCATGGGAAAAGTTAGGGAAGAATATGTTTAAAAATAAAAAATACCAAGTGATCAAAGGAGCCCTTTCCAAGGAGCTTGCTAATTTTATCTTTAATTATATGCTGCTGCAGCGAGACGCTGTTGATTTTATGATGAAGCATAATAAAGTGAATCCAGCCAATCCCTTTGTGGGGACTCGTGCAGATAAACAAGTTCTAGGTTGTTATTCTAAATATGCAGACTGGGTGATGGAAACACTACTTCAATACATGCGACCCATTATGAAAGCAAAAACAGGAATGGAGTTAGTTCCAACCTACTCGTACACCCGACTCTATGAAAAAGGAAATATATTAAGACGGCATAAAGACCGACCGAGCTGTGAGATTTCTACAACCTTACATCTAGGCGGTGATGAATGGCCTATTTTTATGGATCCATCGGGAGCCAACTTTGTGATTGATGAATATAAACAAACCATTAAACCTGGAGCTCCTAAGGGAGTTCGAGTGGATTTAAAAGTTGGAGACATGCTCATTTATTCAGGTTGCGAACTCGAGCATTGGCGTGAACCTTTTCAAGGAACCATTTGCTCTCAGGTCTTTCTGCATTACAATCATGCAAACGGTCCGTTTGCTAAAACGAATCTCTTTGATAAACGTCCTCTTCTAGGCATTCCTAAGTAATGGCTCTCGTTCGTGTGACTCTAGGCGGTAAACGTCTGGGGTACGTCAGGAATAATAAAGCAGGATCCACCACCATCATTAATTATCTCGGCCAGCTTCTCTGGAATGAGAAACCCACAACGTATAGCGGAACCAATGTTCAAAATCATTGTGGACAAGACTCTTACATCGGGCGCGAGAAAGGATTTGAATCTTACCATAAAGAACTTAAAGACTGTGAGATCCGAATTGCTGTGTACCGTGATCCCATCGACAAGATCATTGCTGGCTTTTATTATTGCCAGGAATTCAAACCTCATTTTAATAATTTAGATAGATTCTTAGATAACTATGATGAGTACTTAAGGAGAGATAATTACATTAGAATTCATTGTCGAACGAACACGGACATGCTCGGACCTGATCCCAGCATCTATACCCATGTTTGGAATATGAACGAGATTGATACCAAGCTCCTACCATTCCTGGAACAACTCGGTGGGAAAAAGATTCAGAAAACAAGGCTCAGGGAACATCCTCCTAGAGTTATTACTAAAGCCCAAGAAGCAAAAGCTAAAGAAGTCATGGCTATTGATTATAAAAACAGATGGTGTAAGGAGTTGATCTACACTAAGATCTAGTATATTTGTAATAGAAACGGAATTTTCTATGCTACAAAAAGTAAGCTTTTTACCAGGATTCAATAAACAAGTGACTCCTACCGGAGCTGAGGCTCAATGGACAGGAGGAGACTTTGTTCGTTTTCGATATGGGACTCCTGAAAAAATAGGAGGCTGGCAACAACTCGGTGAGCATAAACTAACAGGTGCGGGCAGAGCGCTCCATCATTTTGATGACAATGCAGGGATTAAATACGCTGCGATCGGTACTAACAGAATTTTATACGTCTATTCAGGCGGACAATATTACGACATTCATCCTATCAATAACACGATTACAGGCTGTGATTTTTCTACAACTGATACAAGTGCTACAGTCACTATAACTTTTCCTTCTCCGCATGGAATGAGTGAAGATGATATTGTTTACTTAGATACGGTGACCACGCTTACCGGTTCTAGTTTTGCAACTTCAGATTTTGAAGATAAAAAATTTATGGCGACTTCGGTTCCTACTGCAACAACCATTACCGTGACGATGGCTTCGAGTGAAACCACAGGCACCACAACCAATGTTGGAAGTGCACGAGCCCAAACTTATTATAGCGTAGGACCTGCTCAGCAATTAGGAGGCTATGGCTGGGGAACCGGTCTATGGTCAGGAACAGCTTCTGGCCCAGCGACAACAACTCTGGCAACCACTTTAGGCGATACAACTACAACCGATGTGGTTTTAACCGCTTCAGATGCGTTTCCAACTTCAGGTGAAATTAGAATTGACACAGAGGACATCGGCTTTACGGCAAATGATACCTCAACCGAAACCCTTTCCGGAGGTCCACGGGGAGCGAATGGAACGACGAAAGCGACTCACACGGCGGGTGCAACCGTAACTAATATTTCAGACTATGTTGCCTGGGGAGAAGCCTCTTCAGCTGACTTTACCATTGCTCCAGGTTTATGGGTTCTGGATAACTATGGAACGAAGCTTGTTGCCTTAATTTATAATGCTCAATGTTTTGAATGGGATTCATCAATAGCTAATCCTACGGGAACCCGTGCTACCATTATTAGTGGAGCACCTACTGCTTCCAGACACATGCTAGTGTCGCCCGTTGATCGTCACTTAATTTTCTTAGGAACTGAAACTACGATTGGTGATTCTACGACTCAAGACGATATGTTTATCAGATGGTCGGATCAGGAAAGTACCAGCGACTATACGCCTTCA